CTTCAGGATATGCTCAACAACGAGGATCCCGCTTTCGTCAATCTCGCGGCGCGTGTGCAGCGTCAGGAAAGCGGCGGCAAGCAGACGAACCCGGATGGAACGCCGATCACGTCCAGCAAGGGCGCTGTTGGAACCATGCAAGTTATGCCTTCGACTGCCCCGGAAGCGGCGGCAGCGGCGGGTGTGCCGTGGGATCCCAAGGCGTATCAGACGGACGGAGCGTACAACGCGCTGCTTGGCACTGCCTATCTCGCGAAAATGCTGCATCGCTATGGTGGCAGCGTGCCCCATGCGCTCGCCGCTTACAATGCCGGTCCCGGCAACGTCGATAAAGCGCTCGCCGCAGCACAAGGATCGGGCAACTGGATTGATCATCTACCGCAGGAAACTCAAAGCTACGTGCAAGCGTTAAGCTCATGAGGAAAGAACCTATGACAAGTGAAGAAATCCGAGAGGCCTTCGAGGATGGAAGCAAGCAATTCAGTGAAGTTCGAGACTTGCTTCGCGATCTCAAAAGCGATGTATCCGAAGCCAAGAAGGCAGCGGACCAAACAAAGGAAGTCGTCGAGGCTTGGCTGGCGTTGAAAAAGGCTGGTGGGTTCTTGCGTTGGCTAACCGGCGTGGTAGCATCGGCTATGGCAGTGTATCTTGCACTAAGGGGATTGCTGCATAGGTAATTGTTCGGGGGTCCGGTTATGAATATCGCTATTTTTTGCGGGCTGCTTGCACTCGCATTGTTCGTCACTGCCGCGTGGCTTCTCAAGTGGGAGCCTACTAACGATTGGAAGCTCGCGTGGCGCAAATGGTCAACGTGGCTCGCCGCCGGCAACGCTTTGTTGTGGTCGCAGCTTACGAGCAACACAGGGCAGCTTTTCGGCTTCATCGGGCAGGTTCCTCAACGCTACCAGGCAACAGCCACAGTCATTGTCTTCATCATCGCGTGGATCGCTCCGGTAATCGCGGTACACGTGAAACAGCAATCTTTGCCGAAAGAGGCCAATGGCTGATATCCAACCCGTCCGCAAAGTCGCCGGCAAAGGCACGGCTCTTGCCGCGGTTATTGCGCTGATCCTCTCGGCCACTTTCGGGCTCGAAGGCGGCTACGTGAAGCACGCGGACGATCCGGGAGGCGCGACCAATCACGGGATTACTCAAGCGGTCGCGCGAGCGAACGGCTACCAAGGCGACATGCACGATCTCACGGTGGTGCAAGCGTCCGCGATTGCCACAGCACAGTACATCGACAAGCCGGGGTTTCGGCCTATCATCGAACGCAGCCCGGCCATCGGCCAGAAAGTGTTCGACGCCGGCTATAACGCCGGTCCCCAACGTGCGGCACGGTGGTTTCAGGAAAGCTTGAACCACTTGAATGTCCGCGGCACGCTCTATGCTGACGTGCCTGAAGACGGGAAGATCGGCCCCGGCACACTCGCCGCATACGACACTTTCAGAGCCAAGCGTGGCGCCGCCGGGTGCCGGGTGCTCCTGAAGATGCTCGACACTAAGCAGGGCGCATATTACATGAGCCTTTTCGGGAAAAATTCGCGGTTCGAGACGTTCGCTTTCGGATGGTTTAACAGCCGGATTGGCAACGTCGATCTCGCACAATGCGGAAGGTGATCCAATGGCGGGAATTGCTGCTTGGCTCGGAGAAACGGCACTCGGTGGCTTGCCACGGTGGCTGATCGGTGTGCTGATCCTCGCCGCATTCGGGCTCTTGATCTTCGCCGTCGAGCGAGCGCACGAGCACACCGTTGACAAAACGATCTCGACGATTTCCACCACGGCGCACGACGCCGGGGTTGCCCAAGCCGTGAGCGCGGGGCAGACTACGACACTCAATCAAGTAGGGGCGGCTCATGCAGCGAGCAACGAAATTCGCGCTGGCGCTAACAGCGCTAAGTATAACGAGTGCTTGCGCGACAGCGCGCCCGGCTATGCCGCCTCCTGCGCTCGCTACGCTCCCCAACCAATCGGCTTTGTGCCTGGTCGATAGTCCGATCTCCGCGCGCCCGGCACCTAGCGCGGCGCTCGATGACGTCGGGAACCGTTTCGACACCGACGAGACGACCGACGCGCTGCTTGCGCATAATGCCGCCTATCGAGCGGCCTGCCCTTCAAGCGATCAGGTGACGGCGCCCGTAGAGAGCAAGTAGCGCGGCCTCGGCCACGCCGTCATCCTTCACACGTGTAAGCTCGGCCGAGAGCTTCGGCAGCAGGCGCCGGGCTTCCTCACGACTGGCGTTTTTGTCCGCCTTCAGCAGCCCCATTTTGCCCTTCCACACCGGCGACGTCACCCAATGCACCGGGACGCCAACGCTCGACGCGAGGGCGTGGACAAAGCCGAGCGAGCGCCCGAAATTAAACATGCTCACGGATCCTTGACCGGGCCGAGCGCCGACTTGCTCGATGACGATCATATCGACGCCGAAGCCGAGCGCGCCGCCCCACATGCTTGCCCACTCCGTCCACATGGGGATCGTTTTCCCCTTGGTCATGAGTGGCACGCGCAAGACAATGCAGGTGTTATCCGGATAGAGGATCACCATTGCGCCGCCCTTGCCAGGATCGATGCCGGCGATGATCACGAGAGCTTCATCCGTTCGGCGTGCTCATTGTCGTCAGAACGGGCATTCGTCGCCATGTCGGTCGACTCCTTGCATGAAGGGCCGGAACCACGCCGGCGGCTCGAAAAATGGAATATCGTCCGGCCGTGGGCCGGCAGTGACAGGCGGGGCGATCTCAAAGCCACGCTCGACAAACAGCCAAAATTGACGCTGCATCAACGATTGCTCGGCACGAATAGTCTTCGCAATGCGGGTGTTCCGCTCGGCGACGTTGTAACCGAGCGTTTGCAGCGCCACGTGCTCGACGCAGAGTGAATTAGGGTGCCCGTCACGTGTGTGTGGGCATACATGGCCTACTGTGAGCCCGCTCGTGAGATCGAGCCTATGAATGTGCATTGCAGCCCATCGGTGGGCAAACCAACGGCGCTTCTCGTCGGCGTCCCAAAAGACGCCGTAGTGCGTAGTATTGCCTCGGCCCGCAGACGTGCCACCAATCCACACAACGCAGCCGGTTGACGGCTCGAAGCGACATTTCTGCGCGAAGCGTTCGATTAGCGGTAAAGGCGAGTGAAAGCGCCCTTTGGAGCACCGAATAGGTGCGCCAGTGTCCAAGAACATTTAATATCCCCGCCGTCATGCTAATACTCATGGGGATATTCTTCCAGGGCAGGATTGACTATCCCAAGCACTGAAATTGCCGGGGTTGTCCACAGCCCTACACACTATTTTTTATACCTTACCATTGTATCGGTTTCCGCCGAGATCAGGAAGCGCCGCTCGCGTGCCCACGCCGGAATGTCTTCCATGATCTGCTTCAGCTTAACGGCGGCGTCGGGATTATTCTCGGGAAGCTCACAAACCACTTCGTCATGCGCGCTGAAGATCACCGGCATATTCTCGCGCTCGCACGTCTTGATTGCGTGTACTGTGAGATCACGCGAAAGCCCCTGAATGCAGTCGGCGGTGATCATTCCGTGCCAGGCGGCGTGCCGGCGGAATTTCTTACCCTGGTAACTCATGAACGTCCATGCAGGCACTTCCGCACCATCGGGGCGATAACTCTTGACAGCGCGCGGGCGGTGATACCAAATCTTCCGACCGCTCGGCAGGAGCATCGTCAGAAAGTCGCCTTCCTTGCGAAAAGATATGCCGGCGAAACTGTAGGTCCGCGACTGATTATCCCAAACCGCGTCAACGCTGGCCTGCCACAGCCCATACCAAAATTTAGGTACGAGCGGTGCGAAATCCCTTCGGTAGCTGTTCACTGCAAGCATTGCGAGATCGATGCTTTCTTTGGGAATGAATCGCGCCCGGAACCCGACCGGCCCCAGGCCGTATCCGTTTCCGAGTACGCAGTTTTTTCCGATCTGTCCTTCCTTTTTATCCTCGGCGAGCTTGCGGTTGATCGGGCGCTTGAAGATCATCGACGCCATTTCGGAATACACGTCCACGCCAGCGTGCATTTGCGCCACGCGATCATGCTGCCCGGCCATCGAAAGCAAGTTGCGCGCTTCCACCGAAGCAAAGTCGCCAGCGACGAGTATCTTGCCCTTCGGTGCGACAATGCACGAACGCAGCGACGAGATCACGGCGCTGAAAATATCCGGCCCCCACATTTCCCGCACGTGTTCAATGTCGCGCGTCAGAATTGCGTCGGCAAGAATTTCCGGTGTGAGCCCCTGGCGCTCTTGAAGCTCGCCGCGAGGGTAATTCTGTATCTGGATCAGCCGGCCCGCCCAACGTCCCGTTCGAGCGCCGTGATACTGCATCGTGTAGCGCACGCGCCCGTCATCGGTCGCGCATTTCTTCATGCGTTCGAGCTTCGCCACGCTGGAAGCTGCGAGCGCTCGGCGAAGCGTTAATGTCTCGTGAATGTGATAAGGCAGCGGCTCGGAAAAGTCTTCGATCCCGAATTCATCGTCAGGATCCAGAATTGCGTCGAGCGTTGCCTTCTTCATGTCGCCGAGCGCCACGCCTTGATCGTTTACCCAATTCAGCACCTTCTCGCGCTGCGTCGGTTTCAGTCCACCAGTTAATTCGGCAAAGCGCGCCGTCATGGGAATGCGGACTTGATCGAGCACGTCAATGCAAGCGTCCACGAACGGGATATCGATCATAATTCCGCGCTGATTTATCCGCTGATCGATAATCCAGGTTTCGCGTTCCTCGTTCCCGAGCCCTAGCGTTGCTTCGTAAACCGCGTCTTGCGCGTCGGCATCGGTCGCGCCATATTGATAGAGCCGATGCTTATTTTCAGGCGTGTGGTGCGACCAGCCGCCTTCCCGATCCGGCTTGCACATCATGAGCATATGCCGGTGGCCTTCCATATCCTTGCGGATTGGAAGCTCTAGCGCGCTCGTGAGAGCGTCGAGGCCCATCGGGAGCGCCTTCATGGCAGCGACGGCCATCGTGTCGTGCCAGCGCTCGGGCGGAAGCCTGGGATAGCCGAGCGGGACCATATGGTAATGCCACATAGCTTGCTCGAACCCGGCATTGTGGGCTTTGAAAATCACCGCAGGATCGCGCGCCAATTCCAAAAGTTCGGGATCGAGCGCGGCGATCTGCTTGTCTGTCAGCACGCGCGTAGGCATCGGGCGTTTATCCAGGCGTACTTTAATTTGCGCACACATGACATACGTTGAGAAATCGGCAGCGTAGCGCCATGCACCCATCTTCAACAGTTCGGCGGCGCTCGCAGTCTCGAAATCTAGGGTGACGTGGCGCAACTATTGATCCTTCACATCAGATGCAAGTGAGCGGATGGCATCGGCGATGGTATGTCCTGCGATATAGAGGGCGCTATCGTAAACGTTCTCCGGCTCTCGTCCGCGAGCCTTCGTCGCAAAGCTACCAGCCACCCCGGCCGCTTCGAGCAGCACTATAGGAATGATAGCGCGGGCGAGTGCTCCATAGTGGCCATCACTGACGAGCAAATGGTTCTCGGCGATCACCTGCCGCACAGCTTCTACAAGCTTACTGTCTTGGTCTATGCTAGGAGTCATGACCAGCGCCTCAGGTGGCCGCAATGCTCACATTGCTGGACGACAAACTCAGTGCGATTGAAGCCGTTGCTTTTCCGACCTATGCCGAGATTGGCCCACTTATGGGCGCACAGCAGGCCGAAGAAACGGCGCGGGCGATCCTCTCCCACCATTATCAAGACTCCACATTACTGTAGCCCGGCAGAAAGCGAACGCCGTGCGTGTTGATCTTCGCCGGCCGCCAGACGTGACCGCAATTCTGACAGGCGTGTGTGTGGTGAGCCTTCACGGCGAACGCGGCTTCGTCGATGTGGCGTTCCGTGCAAATCGGGCAAGTCAGCAGCATCGGGACCGTGCGGCGGTCGCCAGCTTCAATCTCGCGCTTGTCGATGAACAGCGGCATCGTTTCGGGTTCCTCAACCAGCATGATCACTACCTTCCGAGTTGAGGGCTGCGCGGAGAGCATCGAGTTCCTCACCATATTGCGGCCCGGTGTGTTCCATCCCGATAATGACAAAACGAGGGTTCTTTCGGCGCATGAGAAATTTCGCATTGGACACTTGTTCCAAAGCCCACGCCCGGTGGCGTTCACGGGGAACAACGACGCCGCAAGAAAGGTCTATCAGCACCTTTCGCTCGCAATCGTTCGCCCACTGTGTAACGGCGTTAACGGCGCTCTCCCGGTTCGTAATGTGCCCGGCGTTGATGAAGGAAATGAGGCGCATTATCGAGACTCCTTATGAGCGCGGGCTTTCAGAGCAGTCTTAGCCAGCGCATTCCAATAAGGTACGGCGAAACTCCCCGCATCGTAGGCAGTAAGTGCTCCGTGCTCATTCGTACCGTACAGATT